TTTATCAGGCTGTAGTGTTCGAGAACACCAAGATACGCCAAGTGGTAGAGAAAATATTTTTTCTAAAACAAGAAGATACCATATACCAATTATTACCAATCCAAAGGTTTTTATGAAATGTTTAGATACAGACTATTATCTTGAAAAAGGTAATGTGTATGAGTTAGAAAACACAAAAAATCATGGCGTAAGAAATGAAAGCCAAATAGATAGAGTTCACTTAGTTATAGACAGATTGCCTTATACTGGCAATGTGACATTAACCTTTACTTAGAATTTTGGTAAAATAGCCTAACAGATAGTGATTTAGACATGGAGCAGTCATGGAAGAAAAAATTACTATCAACGATGAAGACAAAAAAACTCTTAAACTAGAATTAGAGCTTGATGCAAAGCAAGCAGAAAATTTACCAAACAAATATCAAGCTTTTATAGATTTAGCAAAAGCTATAGATGCTTGGCGTATATTTCCAAGGGTTTTTATTAGTGTGTACATATTTTTACTTTACAAAGTAACCATGTGGTTTATGGCTCTTGAAAGCCCAACCTTAGAACAAAGTGGTTTAGTTTCAATAGTAGTTGGTGCAGGTGCTGCTTGGTTTGGATTATATGCAGGCACAGGAAAAAAAGATAAATGAAAGAAATATTTGTTTTAATTTCAGAAGTAGGCTTTCCTATCGCAATCACTTTGGTAAGTGGGTTTTTTATTTTTTTAACAATCAAATATTTACTTGATAGTGTTATTGGTCAAATTAATGGTCTGTACAACATCATTGACGCTTTAGACAACAGAGTAAAAACAATGAACCATGACATAATTAGAATAGACGCTACAATGTGTTCGGTTCTAGGCATAAGACCTGACCTAGACAGAATTTCAAGAGCAGATGGTAAAGAAGACGCAAGAAGAGATTAGTGACAGCATACGTTGATTTAATAGCAGAATATGGTTTTCCTATTGTAGCCACAGTAGGCTTGATATACATGCTTTATTTTATTTGGCAGTTTATTACGTTCAAGATTAAAAAAAGGCTATCTGAAGCACATACAACGCTTATAAAGCTAGTTGATAGGATTAGGATGCTCGACAATGATTTAATTAGATTGCAACAAAAATTAGACACTGTGATTGAGTTAAGAGAGCTCAAAGAAGAAGAAAACGCTGATAATAGAAAAAACAAAACAATGAAAGATTTAGCAGAAAGGGCAAAGAAAAATTAATTTCTCTGCCCTTTTGACTAATTATAACTATAAATTTATGGAGGAAATTTATGTTGATTTCAATTATACATTTGTACACAATTTTGGCAAGTAAATTTATTAAGTTTTACAAAATTGTGTTAAAGTCTTTGCATGAGTAAAATTTTGTTAGGCGTAATATTTGTCTTGTTATCTTTGTGTGCTTTTCTATATTGGCAAAACTCATCTTTAGCATCTTTGAACAAGGCTTTTGAATTAAGAGACCAAGAACAAAAACTTACGATTGACACTTTGCAAAAAGATTTTCAGCTACAAACCAAAGGTCTATTAGAACTACAATCAAAAAATCAAAAAATACAAACTGAAATGAATAAGTATCTTGATATTTTTAAAAGACATAACCTAAGCAAGTTGGCAGAAGCTAAGCCTGCTTTAATAGAGAAGAGGATAAACAATGGCACAAAAGAAGTTTTTGATAGCATTGAAGAAGACAGCAGGATTATTGATAATCTTGATGATGGTCTACAACTGCTCCCTAATTCCTAAAGAAGTAGAAGTAATAAGCAAGCCTGTTGAAAGAACAATAGCTCAACCTATATTGCCCAGAGAAATAGATTTAAAAGAACCTTTTTGGTTTGTGGTTTCTAAAAACAATGTAGATGATTTTTTATTAAGAGTCGAAAAAGAACAAGGTAGAATAGTTTTTGTTGCTATGTCTATACCAGACTATGAGCTTATGTCATACAACATGCAAGAATTAAAAAGATACATAAACGAACTTAAAGAAGTAGTGGTTTACTACAGAAAAGTTACAACCAATGAACAATAGTATGAATATATCGGAAGAAGGTATAGCTCTCATAAAAAAATTTGAGGGCTGTGAATTAGAAGCTTATTTATGTCCGGCTAATGTTTGGACAATAGGTTTTGGCAAAACAAAAAATGTTAAAGAAGGTGACACCTGCACTCAAGAACAAGCTGATGAATGGCTTAAAGAAGAAATGCCAGAGTATGAAGGTTACATAAATCACTTTGTAAATGTAGAACTCAATCAAAGCCAGTTCGATGCTTTGTGTAGTTGGGTTTACAATCTAGGACCTACAAATTTAAAATCATCAACCTTACTGACAGTTTTGAACCAAGAAAGATTTGAAGATGTACCAAGAGAAATTAAAAGATGGAATAAAGCAGCAGGACAGGTTTTACAAGGTTTAGTAAACAGAAGAGAGGCAGAAGCTTTATTGTTTGAAGGCAAAAAGTGGTACTAAATGATTTATAATAGTTCTGGTCAGTATATGACTAGAGCTAGGGAGATTAAGCTGTCACTATCACCTTCCTAGCTCGAAATAAAAATGAAAGATATTTCTTACAAAGACTTTGACATTCTATCTCCAGCAGAAAAAGAAGAAGCCATAACCCTGCTTTCCAGATATGAACAAATAGATAAACAAGATGGTTGTCAAAAAGATTTTTTGAAGTTTGTAAAACACATGTGGGGTGATGCTTTTATACAAGGCAAACATCACAAAATTATTGCAGAAAAATTTAACAGAATTGCACAAGGCAAGCTTAAGAGATTAATTGTGTGTTTGCCACCAAGACACTCTAAATCAGAGTTTGCTTCTACTTTTTTACCAGCTTGGCTTATGGGATTAAATGGTGCTTTAAAAATAATACAGTGTACCCACACAGCAGAATTAGCTGTAAGGTTTGGTAGAAAAGTAAGAAACTTGATTGATAGCGAAGACTATAAATTTATATTTCCAAACCTAAGCCTACAAGCAGATAATAAAAGTGCAGGAAGGTGGACAACAAATCAAGAAGGTGAAGCTTTCTATGCTGGTGTAGGTGGTGCAATTACAGGTCGTGGTGCAGACTTGTTAATAATTGATGACCCACACTCTGAGCAAGATGCCTTATCTCCTAAAGCTTTAGAGTCTGCTTATGAATGGTATACATCTGGTCCAAGACAAAGATTACAGCCCGGTGGCACGATTATTATAGTCATGACTAGATGGAGCACAAAAGACTTGGTTGGCAAACTTTTGAAAAAACAAGGTGAAGAGAATGCTGACCAATGGGAGATAGTAGAGTTTCCTGCCTTAATGCCTGAAACTGAAAATCCTTTATGGGGTGAGTTTTGGAAAAAAGAAGAGTTACTAGGTGTAAAAGCTTCTTTACCTGTAAGCAAATGGAACTCTCAATGGATGCAAAATCCTACAGCCGAAGAAGGTAGTATCGTCAAAAGAGAATGGTGGAATACATGGCATGAAGAAAAAGTTCCACCATATAGTTATGTTATACAAAGTTACGATACAGCTTTTTCTAAAAAAGAAACCGCAGACTACAGTGCTATAACAACTTGGGCTGTTTTTGAAAGCGAAGAAGATGGCTCACAAAACATAATTCTTTTAGACGCAAAAAGATTTAGAGTTGATTTTCCTGAGCTGAAAAAAGAAGCCTACGAAGAATATAAATATTGGGAACCTGATTGCGTTTTGATTGAAGCAAAAGCATCAGGCACGCCACTTACACAAGAGCTAAGAAGAATGGGCATACCTGTTACTGCTTACTCTCCTAGTAAAGGACAAGATAAAATTGCAAGAATGAACAGTGTAGCTCCTATATTTGAGTCAGGCATGGTCTGGGCTCCTGATGAAAAATTTGCAGAAGATGTTATTGAAGAAATGGCTTCGTTTCCATTCGGTGACCATGATGACTATTGCGATAGTGCTACTATGGCATTGATGAGATTTAGGCAGGGTGGCTTTGTTTCTTTGCATGAAGACTATCAGGAAGAAATGCAAGGATTAAGAAAAAATAGAATGATATACTATTAAAATGGCTAAGTTTGTAACCTCGCTTATCTTAGGTGGTGAAAAATTCACAGGACCTGACCTTGATTGTGAAAACATCGAAGAAGCAGAAAAAGTTGCAAAAGAACTTGGCTTAGAGGTTGATGGAGAGGTAGTTGCAGAAGGCAAAGAAATTGATGAAGATGTTATGGAGCTTATCATGGCTTATCTAGGCATTGATAAAGATAGGGTTTTACACTAATGGTTGATAAAAAATTAGGCACAGAAGACGATTTAGATATTAATGAGTCTGGAAGCATCACTGAAGTAGAAGTAGAAAAACCAAGAGGTGAGCTTATAAGAGAAGCTGCTGAAATTTTGGTTACAGAAGAAGGCTTGCTTACTGATGAAGAAATGCTGGAACAAGAAGAAGCTTTAGAAACAGATTTTAATGCAAACCTAGCTGATTTTTTAAGTGCAGATACTTTAAATAAATTAGCACAAGATTTAATTGGTAGTATCAAAAGCGATTTAGAGTCAAGAAAAGACTGGGAAGAGACTTACACAGATGGCTTAAAATATCTAGGCATGAAGTTTGATGAAGCAAGGTCACAACCATTTGAAGGTAGTTCAGGCGTTATACATCCAATCCTTGCTGAAGCTGTAACTCAATTCCAAGCTCAAGCTTACAAAGAGTTGCTACCTGCAAAAGGACCTGTAAAGACACAAATACTTGGTGTAAGAAATGCTGATACAGAGTCACAAGCAGATAGAGTAAGAGAGTTTATGAATTATTACATTATGAATGTAATGAAAGAATATGACCCAGAGCTTGACCAACTTTTATTTTATTTACCTCTAGCAGGCTCTGCATTCAAAAAAGTATATTTTGATTTTGTATTAAATAGAGCTGTTTCAAAATTTATACCTCCAGAGGATTTAATCGTTCCTTATGAGTCTGCTGATATATCTAGTGCAGAAAGAATTACACATGCTATAAGCATGTCAAAAAACGAAATAAAAAAACAACAACTGACTGGGTTTTATTCAAACATAGATTTGCCAGATGATATTTATGGTGAAGAAGGCGATGTACAAAAAGAAATAGATGAAATACAAGGTATAGAACCAAGTTACGCAGAAGACAGAAGTAGAACTATATACGAAACACATACTATTTTAGATTTAGAAGGCTTTGAAGATGTCGGTGCAGATGGTGAGCCTACAGGATTAAAGCTACCATACATAGTTACTATTGATAGAGACGCAGGTAAGGTTTTATCAATAAGAAGAAACTTTCAGCCTGAAGACCCCTTGAAAAACAAAATTAACTTTTTTGTGCAATATAAATTTTTACCGGGTCTTGGCTTTTATGGTTTAGGTTTGTCACACATGATTGGTGGTTTATCTAAGGCTTCGACATCAATTCTTAGACAACTTATAGATGCAGGAACACTTGCTAATTTACCAGCAGGTTTCAAAGCAAGAGGCATGAGAATTAGGGATGAGGCAGAGCCTTTACAGCCCGGTGAGTTTAGGGATATTGATACTACAGGTGGTAATCTTAGAGAAAACTTAATACCACTACCAATAAAAGAGCCAAGCAGTGTTTTAATGCAATTACTTGGCTTATTAGTAGACTCAGGTAAAAGATTTGCAGCTATTGCAGATATGAATGTTGGAGACATGAACCAAGCCATGCCAGTTGGTACAACAGTAGCATTGCTAGAAAGAGGTACAAAAGTAATGTCTGCAATTCATAAAAGATTGCATTATTCACAAAGACTAGAGTTTAATTTATTAGCTGATGTTTTTGCAGACTATCTACCACCAGAGTATGACTTTGAGACAGGCTCAGGACCAAGACAAATTAAATTGTCAGACTTTGATGAAAGAGTAGACATAGTTCCTATATCAGACCCAAACATCTTTTCACAAAGCCAAAGAATTACAATGGCTCAAGAGCTGTTACAGATGGTTACAGCTAATCCAGATGTGCATGGACCTGTTGGTATTTACGAGGCGTACAGAAGAATGTACGCAGCACTTGGCGTAGACAACATAGAAAGTTTATTACAACCACCACCAGATACTACACCTATGCCTATTGATGCAGGTATTGAAAATAGCAATTTACTTCTAGGACAACCAGCACAAGCGTTTCCTGAGCAAAATCATGAAGCACATGTAGCAGCTCACCAAAGTTTGTTTTTGCTGAAAACAGTACAAGAAAACGAACAGATACAATCCTTGATTGTTTCTCATGTAATGCAACATTTACAGTTTTTATCAGCACAACTTGCAGAACAACAAATGCCAGCAGAGGCTATGCAACAAATAGAAATGATGCAAGCACAAATTACTCAAGCACCACCTGAAGAAGCCAAAGCATTAACACAACAAATACAAATAATGCTCGACCAAATTAGCTCACCAATTATGGCTTCTTTAACAGAACAGTTCTTATCATCTATACAAATGCCATCTGGAGACCCATTAGTTGAAATAAGGCAAAAAGAATTAGAGCTCAAAGATAAAGAGCTTGATATGGAACAAGACCAGTTTGATGAAAAACAAGTACAGGCTAGAGAAAACAAAATGATAGAAGCTGGATTGCAACAACAGAGAATTGATGTACAAAAAGCTATAGCAGATGATAAACTGCAATTAGCTATAGATAGAATGAGACAGCAAGCTGATTTAAAACTAACAGAAATAGAGGTTAAAACGAGGCAATAATGACTACATCCTATATCAAAGAAAGGCAAGCAGAGCTTAAAAAACAAAAACAAGAAGAAAGGCTTAAAGAAATTACCGAAAGAGCTAAAGCACAAGCTGTTGAAGAAGAAAAAAGAATTGCAAACGAATTAAGAATACAAAAGAAAATGGTTAGAATTTCTGGTTTAGAAACAGGCATGGAAAATGATGAAGAGCCTGTAGTTGAAACAAAAAAACCTAAAAAGAAAACTGTCACAAAAAAGAAAACTGTCACAAAAAAGAAAACAAAACTAAAAAAATAATACATGGCAGATGTAATTGACTTTGTTGAAAGCCAACAAAGAGAGATAGACAGAAATATAAGCGACATACAAGATACTTTAATGTCTGGAAATTTAAAAGACATGGAACACTATAAGTTCTTGCAAGGTAAGCTAGAAGCACTTTATAATATGCAAGATTTTATAAAAAATTACTTTAAACAAGATGACTGAACCAGTAGAAAAAAAAGAATTAGAAAATAACATAATTCAATCTGCTTATGTTGAGCCTGAAGAAGTTGTTTTAGACCCAGAAAAGCTAGACGCTTCTCTTGTTGAAAGAATGCCTACTCCGACTGGCTGGAAAATTTTGGTATTACCCTATCGTGGTAAAGGAAAATCAAAAGGTGGCATCATAATGACCAAAGAAACTGTAGATAGAGAAAGTCTAGCTACTGTCGTTGCTTATGTTGTTAAGAAAGGACCACTATGTTATTCGGATGAGGAAAAATATGGAGCTCCTTGGTGTGAAGAAGGTCAATGGGTTTTGATTGGTAGATACTCAGGAGCAAGATTTAAATTAGAAGATGGTGCAGAAGTAAGAATTATTAATGATGATGAAATCATCGCAACAATTCTTAACCCTGATGATATAGTGAGCTTATAAATGAACGAAGTCGAACAGCAAGTAGAAAAAGAAGAAGAGATACAAATAGAGGTTATTGATGAGGAGGTATCACAAGATACACAGCCTGCTCAAGAAACAGTAGCTTCAGATGATGAGCTTGACGAATATACAAGAGGTGTCTCTAAAAGAATTAACAAGCTAAATGCAAGAGCAAGAGATGCTGAAGCAAGAGCAGAACAGTATGAAAATTTAGCAAAACAAAAAGACCAAAGAATAAAAGATTTAGAAAGTCAGGCAGCAACCCTTAACGACAGTGTTATTACAGCAGAAGAAAGAGCTATTGAGGCAAGAGAAAGACAAGCCGATGAACTTTTTAAGAAAGCTTATGAGTCAGGAGATGCAGAGTTAATTTCTAAAGCTGACACTCTGAAAAATGACATTGCTATACAAAAAGAACAAGTCAAACTTGCAAAAAATAGAAAACAACAAGCACCAGAACCTGTGCAACAAGTTGCAGAACAAAATAATCAACAACAACCTGTGGTACCAACAGAAGAAGCTTTGATGTGGAAAAGCAAAAATCCTTGGTATGGTGCTGATGCAGAGACAAATAATGTTGAAGCTACACAATATGCAAATTACACCCACATTAATCTAGTAAACGAAGGCTATGAGCCTGACTCAGATGAATACTACAATGAGCTAGATAAAAGAGTGTATAATGTTTATCCAGATTTAATGAATACTCAAAACGCCAAAGAAAGAGAAGTTAGACCCACTGTGCAAAGAGTCGCTTCTGCTTCTGTAGGAAGTAGGCAAAAAACACAAGGCAACAATAAAAATGGAGTAACTTTTTCTAAGTCTGAAAAAGAACGCCTTCTTGGGCTGAAGCCTTACAATATGTCTGAAGAAGACTGGCTAAAGCAAGTTGCTAAGCAAAAGCAAAAAATACAACAAAAAGAGGCGAGATAATGGCAGACAAAAAAGAGTTAGATACCATGAGAAACCAACGTGAAACCGAGACACACGCTAAAACAGCTCGCAGAAAACCTTGGTCTCCTGTCAAGAAACTGGACACACCCCCTCCACCTGATGGTTATGAATACCGATGGATAAGAGGGTCATTTCTTGGTCAAGAAGATGCAAATAACATATCGTATAGGATGAGAGAAGGTTGGGAATTTGTCCAAGCTTCATCTTTACCTGATGGTTGGGATTTGCCTTACCTTGGCGAAGATAAAGGTAGACTGGCTGGAGTAGTACATAACGAAGGGCTTTTTTTAGCTAAAATACCTGTTGAAACTATCCAAGAGAGAAGAGCTTATTATGAAGGCAAAACCTCACAAGCTAATGAAGCATTAGACAACACTATGTTTAATGAGTCTGGCAAGGATGGTCGATACGTCAAGTACGATAGCAAAAGAGAGTCTCAGGTTACTTTTGGTAAAAGCCAGAAGTAATTTTTTTTAGAGGTAAACTAACATGGCGAATAAAAACGCAGCCTTTGGCTTAAAAGCTGTTCGCATGATGGGTGGTGCTCCCTATTCTGGTGGACAATCCAGATATAGAATTGCAAGTGGTGCTACAACTCCTATTTTTCAAGGAGATTTGGTTACTCAGCTTACCGCTGGTGTAATTGGTAGACACGCTGCTTCCGGCACTGTTCCTGTCGTTGGTGTTTTCAATGGTGTCTCGTACACAGACCCAACAAGTGGCGAACAAGTTTTTAAAAATTTTTATCCGGGTAGCATAGCTGCTTCGGATATTGTAGCTTCTGTGATTGACGACTCAAATGTTGTCTTTGAAGTTCAAGCAGACGCAGCATTTCCTGTTGCTGATTTGTTTGGAAACTTTGACATTGTGGATGCAGGTGATGTAGGTGATGAAAAATCAGGTCGTAGTAATACACAACTTGATGTCACTACTGGAGCAACTACTGCTACTCTTCCACTTAAAGCGATTGATATTTCAGAAGACCCTGATAACAACGATGTTGCATCGGCTAACACCAATGTCCTATGTGTGATACAAAATCACATTATGGGTCAAAAAGGTGCTGGTCTAGCTTAAGAGAGGTAATATTTTATGGCAATTTCAAGAGCACAATTAGCAGCTGAATTAGAACCGGGTTTAAATGCACTCTTTGGTATGGAGTATGATACTTATGACCAAGAGTATGCAGACATTTTTTC